GTTTCCCAGTCACGATCAACTGCTGTTTGGTCATACTCTGGAGGTACGATTTCTGACAGGTCATACTGGTCAGGTTCGTCAGGACGTCCTAAACGCTTATAGACACGGTTTAAATCATCCTCTGTGAGCTCTTCTCCAATTATGAGCTGTTCCACCTGTTCTTCTTGTGAAGGCTCTGTAGGCACACTTTCTGGGCCTTCAGCGCTAGATAAAGTTTCAGGGGTTTGTGGAAGACCTTCTACAGGAGCATCTTCAGTAACTGGGTTATTAGTTTCGTTGGTTGTTTCGTTTGTTGTCATGGTTAAAGGTTCCTTTTTAGATTAAACTTAAGAATTATCTTCTGAGCTACTGTACATACCCTCTCGATAATCTCTAACTAAAGATCTCATATCCTCTTCTGTAAGAGCTAGCATCTGTATAAGATGTAAAGCTATTGCTCTCTTACCTTCGTTGAAGGCTGTTTGATAAGGATTCTCTGAGAATGATTGTTTATAAAATCCTGAGAAATCAAGCAGAGCGGCAAGTAGAAACTCACCGTCAGGACTATTAAAAGCTGCTTTGATTCTTTTTTGTTTTCTGTCTAGAAAGTTCATATATGTACTTACCTTGTGTTAATAGTTCCCTGTCCTTGAAGACCTACCTGAGCTGTTTGAGAAAGATTCTGTAGACCTTCTGAAGTATCTTTAATGGTACTACCAAGAGCTGGACCTGCTTGCATAAGCTGCTCCATCATCTGCTGCTGGGCTTTTTGTTGCTCCTCAGCTGCCATCTCTTCTTGAGTCTTAAGAATATGGTAAGGAACTCCCAAGAGATCTGTGAGCATAGCTACTAAGTTATCCTTCTTAAGTACACCCATAACTGATGGATCTGCCTGAGCAACTGTCTGTATAAGCTGTAAGAAGGTTACTGTAGAGTCTAGTTGCTTAGCTCTCTGCGTACGTGCTAGAGGAGCTGTATACTCTATCTCTGTCTCAAGTCCTTGTACTTCTTCAGGAATAGTCTCAGGATCTATCATGTTATCTAGAACAAAGTCAAATACTCTGTCCAGTAAAGGCTCGAGATATTCTTGCTCATATCTATTAACAAAAGGTCCTATGCCGTTAAGCTCTTCAGCAGCACGTTTTTGAACCTCTGCAGCAGTACGTATGGAGTTCTCTCGGTTGATCAAAGGATCTACGAAGAAAGCGTTACGTATAGATTGTCTGCGCTGCTCTAAGACTTCAAATGCTAATTGAGACTTACTTCCAGTAACCAAAGGCTCTACAAGACGTTTACCGTCAGGGCTCATACCTCCTATATTGACACCATTAGGGATAGTCTTAAGAGGCATAATAACACCGTCAGAAGCTGCTAACAGAGGAGGAAAAGCCTCCATCTGAAAAGCTCGTAAGGCTGTCTCAGACATTACGTTAATCATACGAATATCTGATAGAGCATCCCAAGCTGGGCTACCTCCGTAGGGCTCGCCTGTACGCTTCCAGAAACGGAATACGATGAAAGGCATGCGCTTAAAGCCGCCTTGCCGCAGAAGTATCTTCTTGTCCCTAAGAACGTAGCAGCTTTTGTACTTCATATTCTGCTTCATCTTACCATCTTTGATGTAAGTGTCGCTAGGAAATACAGCGTGAATTACTTCATATGTCTTATCTGGATCCTTGTCTAGACATTCCAGCATGTCTTTAGTGAAGGAATCTGTACCGAACTCCTGAGCTATCTGACGCACAGGAAGAGTAAAGTATCGGAATACTGTATCTGGCTTGCCTTTAAAATCCTCTGCAATAAAGAGCTCTGTGACTGGAATGGATTTAAACACTAGCTCCTTTTCACCATCTTTTGATTCAGTTTCTTGCACGTAGAGGCAGGCTGTGCCGTATCCGATCCAGTCTGTGGTAACCTCTGTATGAGGTAATCTCCAATTATCTTGAAGCACTGAATAAGCTTTATCGCTTACTTCATATAGAAATCTTCTAACTGTCTCTAGCCGATCTAGCTCTGGATCTTTGATTCGGAAGTCGAACCACCTATCTCCTTGGCTAGTCATCTCAGTAATAACACGAGCTGAAAGAGTACGGGCAGCTACGATACCTGTAATGTCTAATACTTTACGATCTCTTCGATCGGCTCTAGTATTAGTTCTGAGGTCTGAATATGACCCTCTACTAGGTAGAACGTATTCAGTAATCTCATCCCAAGTACTTTCATAGTTAGAGCGTATTGACCTAAGGGAATCGAAACGAGATAATACGCGCTGTACTATGAACTCGTCAGATCCATTGGCTCTCGGAGTAAATCCTCCGCCTGTGCTCTTATCATCGATTCCGCTGTAGTGTATGGTCATATTGGGTTACTCCCCGAGTAGTGTTTTCTTTTGAGTATCTTCAACTTGTTGATCAGAACCTGTGACGTCTTCCTGACCTAGCTTACCTGCTCTAAACCTGGCAGCTCGCTGCTTTTCAATCTCAGCCTGCATTTTAGGATCTGGACCGGTGTCCTCTGGTGGAGGAGGTGGGGCAGGAGCTGGTGGAGGAGGCGGAGGAGCTGCGCCTTTACCGCCGCCTCCGCCATTAGTAATCTTAAGCTTGCTAGTACTTGTAATCTTTAATTCCATTATTAAATACTCCTTGGTGGTTTTACTACCTTCTTCTGTGAGGCAGCTTCTCCTAATATAGTCTTCTGACGACCTTCATTAAAGCCTATCTCTTTAGCTAGTGAGAAACCTGTTCTCTTCTGACCAGTCTCTACCTTAGTAGCTGTGTTACCTAAGAACATCTCATCCAAAGTAGCTAGTACAGATCTAGATTCCCTAGCTGATGTTTGAGCTGCTTGTTGAAGGCCAGCCTCTTGTACTCGTCTTTGCTGAAGGTCTTCATTAAGTCTCTTAGCTGTGGTAGCATTTAGCTTAGGATCTGATAGGCGTCCAGAGGATACCTCAACTGATTGACCTGGCTGAAGCAGAGCTGAGAAATTAACAGCAGAGTCTATGTCCGAGGTTAGTCTAGAAGCTACTCCATAAGGGTTTCGTATGACATCAACGTTCCTTACATTAGTAGTAAATCCGCCTGAATAATTCCCGTAAGGAGTTAAGGACAGTCTTCCAGAACCTAGGAAGGTGTTTCTAGGAGCGGCCAACACTTGCTGCAACCACTCTGAAAATCCTTGCAGTATTCCTCTTTGTGGTTGATTGTCGGCCATATCCAACTACTCCCCTAGTAAAGTTTTCTTCTGTACATTCTCTTCCTGTAAAGGAACTCCTTCACCACCTGTATTATCTGTAGCTGATAGACCCTTTTCACGCTTAGCCCTCTCAGCTTCAATAGCTCGTTGCTTCTTCACCTCTTCACTATTATCTACTGTAGGAGGCGGAGGAGCTGCTACTGGAGCAGGTGTTTGAGGCACGCTCGGCGATTTATTTAAAACCTTTTGTTGGGTCGAAGACATCATAACTATTTTGAGTTGTTTGGCTGTCATAAGGAGATCTCCCTGAAGTAGAAGGTGAAAAATAGTCGTAGGAAGATTCTGCGTATCCTACCTTTGAATAGTCTTGACTAGGAAGATTCTTTAGCCCTACTGCCAAAGTACGAAAGGCATCAGCTGCGTGACTGTGCATATCGTGTACTGGATCTTCAAGGAATTCCCCTGTCAATTTATTTTGCTTAGCTCGATACTGCCTCAAGTGAGATAGTCCGCTATAGCATTTATCAGCATCAAACCTACAAGTATAAAGCATGGCCTGTGCCATCGCGATGCCTTCTGATATAGGAGCCTTCTTAGCTACTACTATCTTCATACCATGCTGCTTGAAGATATCCAAGCGAGTACGTTTAGTTTCCCAGGAGACGTGAGTAACGTCATGAGGCATAATGTGGTGATCGTATATATAAGGCCTTTTCTTTATCTCTGAAATATAGTGGAATACGTCTTGTTCCTTATTCTCATAAAAGTCAATAACCCGTAATAACTTACTATCCTTATTATCTCTCTGTACGAACCAAATAGCGGTACTGTCTGTAGTACCCAAGTCCCAGCTGGTTATAACAGGCTGTGAAGGATCGAAAGGAACTATGCCGACAAGGTTCTTTTTGGGGTCATCGATAATAGGTCCGAAAAAGGTTCCTTGTATAGCTGCTTCGAAAGAACATAAGTACTCTTGCTCGAACTTAGGTCCGGGCATAGTAGATATAAGATCTTCTATTTCCTCCTTAGTAGCTACAGTAGTATCGTATATAGTCTTCCTGTAGTTGAACCACTTCTCATTCTCACCAGCTAAGTCATACAGCTCCCTGAATAAGTTATCTCCTTTAGGAGTACCTATAAATAAAGCTCCACCCTTATTAGCTCGAAGAGAGGGATATACAGCTTCATACCAAGTATCTCTAGGCATCTGAGCAACCTCATCGAGAACAACAAAGTGAGGGTGTTGTCCGCGTAGACGGTCTGGGTTGTCAGCACCTGCTAGCTCGACAGAGGATCCATTAGGGAATGTAATAGTCAGCTCAGCCTCATTAACTGTATGTGGCAGGTCTTGTACGAAGAACTTAATCTCTTTCCATACAATCTTCTTAGCTTGTAACTTCTCTGGAGCTACGTAAATAAACTTACCGCCTTGAGGGGCCGAGCAGGTCCACGCTCTACGAATTAACTCGTTAGCGGCCAGCCAGGTCTTACCCCAGCCACGGTGAACTACAACTACACCTCGCGATCGTGACTGGGAAAC